AAAAGCTATTTGGCGCCGGCCGTAGAGTGGCTATATAGTCAAGAGGGCCAAATTAATTTTTACTACGAGAGGAGCGGTAAGCTCCAGGCTAGAGATAAATCGGTGTGGCCAATAAAGAGCGTCGAGACTTGGCCGGGATGGCTCAGGACCGAATTGTTTGGGCGCGTAGTAGACATCGAGAACTCATACTGCCAGTTTTTAATGAGCTGCTTAGAGACTAAGTACTCTGAAGACGCGCACTTAGTCGCGCTGAAGTATCCCGACATAGTCAAATCGGTTTACGACAAAGTAAACTTTAGAAACTACATATGCGTAGATATTTTGAAACTCGACGCTACAGACGAAAACATCAAAGTGGTCAAGCGGCTAATAATGTCTCTAGCCAACGGGTCCAACGTAACCCCGCAATTGTTGGCTTCAAGAAGCGAAAGGTCTGAAGCCGTAAAAATCATCGTGGACTCAAAATGCAATCTCTCCCCCTCAGAAGTCATATACGCCGGAAAGAAACTTTCATTCATAGCCAAGCAGTTTAGGGCCGCTAAGAAAGACATATGCATAAACGTCCTGAACAAAAAGCCGTCGGCGAAGAACGTTAAGCGCGTTTTTCAGATGTACTTTGAATGGGAGCGCGACCAAAGGTATAAAATATGGAACATAATAGGAAACACGGGGCTGATGCTGCACGACGGAATCGACGGAATAGAGAGCGATCTGTCAGATAGGGCCCTAGAGAGAGTCATAAGCGAAAAAGTGCGAGTTAAGGTGAGCGTTGAATCGCCAGAATGAATTGTGGGGGGCGCAGCGTCCCCCAATTTTGCCCCCTTGTAAGTGTTTGAATTCCGAGGGTCGATTCAGTATACCGGAAACATCTGTTTAGACGCGGCCTTTAGTCTCTCATTGATGAACTCAGCCGCCAATTCTCTTTCCGCCTGAGTCATCATTAGCACCTGGTGGTACGACCAGGCGCCTCTAGAGTAGTATGAGATTTCTAAACACGCCTGAATTATCTTCTTGATGTCAGATCCTAATCTAGAGATTAGTCTCTGCACCGCGACTAAGTCGCCAGCCTGAATCATTCGGTGAAAAAAACTACTGGATTAGTTGGAATTTCAACTCTAAAGTCTTCCCCGCAGTCTCTGCAGACGCACTTCCAACTGTTGTCCGTGCCCCAATCGTTGATCGCCTCTATCTTCTTCACCATAGAGTTGACCATCGGCGAAGACAGTTTCTCTATCCACTGCGTGATCATGTTCTTATCGCTTATTCCGTCCACAGACTTTATTACGCTGAGAAGAATGATCACTAAGTTCTTTTTCTGATCTTCCGCCGTGATCTCTTTCTTATTGGAGTTATTTTTAATGAACTCAATGGTGTCCTTATACACCGTGGGCTTAAGCTTAACTACCTGGTCATTTTTTAACTTAACAGTGTACATGTCTTCTACTACTGTCGGATCTATCATCTTCATGTTGCCTATCATTTGATCGATGTCGGCTACATATGAATGCTCCTTTGCGCCCTCGCACGTGTGCTTAGCGATGATCTCGTAGGCGGGCCCATAGGTCACCGTTCTCAAGAATAGCATCAGCGCGTCGATGTCTTTAGAAAGAAGTTCGACTGGCTTGTTGACTCCAGTCAAACAGTTTTTAAAGATCGTTTGAACTGCGTCTCCGCTGAACAGCTGATCAGGGTTCTTTAGAGTTATTTCGTCCAATGCGGAAAGAGCCTGAACGTGAATTTCACCGTTCTTGATGTCTTCGCTGAGCTCAGAATTTTCATAAAAAATTCCTCTGGACGGCAGTTGAAAAATTCTTCCAGGCAGTTTTATCTTCTCTAAGAGAGGATTTTGCTGAGACATATGCATCTCCTGTGTTATGTAGTATTTTGACGGTGGCTATAAATAGCTCTTATAAGGGTATTTATAAACGAGATCCCGCTCACTAGGAATCACCAAAATGGCACTGAATAGAGAACTTTTAACACAAATAGAGGCGGCTCTGGAGAGGGCGCTGCTGAATACATTCTCATCGGCGCAGAGACTAGGAAGATCCGCTCGGACAGATTCCATTAAAGATCGGCTAGACGACCAGCGCGAAAGGGCTAAGCAGACTTCGCAGAGTCAAAAAGACTCTAGAATGGCTAAGAACATAACTGAGGCGCAGAAGAATCTACTTGAGTCGTACAAGAAGGCCACAGTAATTATAGAGGGTGAATCAAAAAACTCAAGAGAGCGCCAGCGCGCTCACGAAGACTATGTGGACGCCCTCGACGAATCGATGGCGGCGCTTAAAAACTACACCAGCAAGTATAGGGATCTGCTTGGAAAGTCCCTTTACAATCAGCTTGGTGAATTCAAGGAGATGCAGAAAAATACGCACGGGCTGACGTCAGCGCTGGCGGCCTCTCAAAGAAATACGTCTCTTTTGGCGGCGGCGCTCATAGAGTCTTTCAACGAAGTAGAGATTGGCACTGACAAGTACCGAGCGTACATGCGGCAACTCACTAGCTCCGTTTCAACGCTAGACAGATCGTTCCTGCAGCAGTCAAATTTCATAGACGAGCAGACCGGTAAAATCAGAGATAACCTGAGCCCAGAAGATTTTGCTGAATTGAGAAAAAGCCTAGGTGAAGCTCAGACTGCCATATCAGAAAATCTAGGACAGCTTGGGATCAAAAGCTTAACTGAATTTATGAAGTCAGGGGAGGGAGCTAAGTTACTGGCGCTTCCTTCTACCGACGACATGGGCGATAATCCAGCGTTGAGATTTCAGCAGTCACTGTTGGTTTTAGCCAAACAGCTAGAGAAAATGGGCTACGACTTCGGCAAGCAGCTGGAGGCTCCAGAGTCTATAGACTGGGAAAAATTAGCCCTAAAAATATCTAGTATTTCAGACGCTACCGATAACTTCGCAACCAACATGAATAAAGCCGCTAGGAACGCCAACACCCTATACGGCAACTTCGCTGGTCTTTCGAGCATCGCGATGGTTTTGAGGACGAAATTCATTAAGCCTCTGATAGAAACTGGAACAATCTTGATGGCGGTGTCGAAGTCTAAGGACGCCGCTATAGATTTGTTCAGCCAGATGACCAACTTCAACATAGCGAGCATACCCGCCAGCTTCGTTGACGTTCAGCTGGCCTCGGCTAAGCTGGGAATGTCTTTTGACGAAACCGTTACTTTTTTACAGGAAAATAAGAGGGCGCTGGCGCTCTACGGGACTGACGGCGGCAGAGAAGTACTGAACCGCCTCACTCCAATGTTTGAGTCTTTTGGGTACAGCTTAAAGCAGGCGTCAGAAATGATTGCGCCAGCCATTCAAGCCGGAATCTCCGCTGGAATAGACATTAAGAGCGGGGAAAAGCTAAACAAGTTCATTGAGGAGTCTATGCACTCTTTCAAGAACATTTCCAGCATCGTCAATATTTCTGCAAAGGAGTATATGGCTTTGAACGCCGAGTTGTTGGGGTCAGCTGACGTCCAGGGGACGCTGCTCGGCATGGATAGAAGCCGCGCGGAGGTGTACGGCAAGCAGCTGATAGCGCTGCGGGACAACTACGTGCAGCTCGGCATGTCTACTGAACAGGCGCAAGAGCTGGTTAAAACACAAGAGTCTTTAAAGAAGGAATCAGTAACCACGCGAGTCAAGGAGGGAGCCAAAGGAATGGTTCTCGCCAAGCAGCTGGGGCTGGGAGACGAAGCGGCCCAAAGGTATTTTCAGCTCGCGATGAAGGGCAGACTGTCTGAGCAGGAAAGAGTTGAGCTGACCGAAATAAGTCGACAGATGGGGCTGGCTAGAGAGCAGAGAATGCAGGAGGCCGCAGACACTGGCATAGGCGCCAGCATGATACAGCAGACGATGACTGAGATTCTATCTCCGACTGGAGTTTTAGGCGATATTATCGGGGCGACGCAGCCGCTCACTACTGCCCAGAGAGCCAACATACAGGTTACTGACGCTGCAGCTGAGATGGCTAAGGCGCTCGGGACGGGGTCGTCTCAACTGGCAGGATTTCAGAATATGCTGGAGACCGTCGTCAGCGTCATGAAAAACAGTTTTGTTGTGGCGGCGGCGGGCGCAGCGTTTTCGCTGACCGCGGTCGCGGTGCAGGCCTACGCTGCGTCTAAGGCGCTCGGCTTAATATCAGGAAAAGGTGTATTAGGCGGACTCTCCGACATGATTTTTGGAAAATCAGGGGGAGCTGAACCCGGGGCTCCTAAAACTGGCGGCGGAGCGCTAGGTAAGCTGCTGAGCATAGGAAGAGTCGTCGGTGGAGGGGCAGCTACAGTCGCTGGAACTGCCCTGCTCGGCGGCGTGGATGTTGCGGGAAAAGTAGAACAGGCCAGCGGCAGTTCTACACTGGGGACTCTCACGTCTATCTTGTCCAACCTGGCCGTGGGCGCCGGCGGTGGATTTATGACGGGTGGACTGCCCGGCGCGCTCATTGGAAGTCTATTTGGTCTTGGATCTGGAGTATACAGTAACTGGGACAGAATCATCTCTGGCGGCTCAAAGCCGCCAGAGATAAAGCGCGAGCAGATCCCGCAACAGCAACCCATTGCCACTAAGGAAGATATAAATAGAAAGACGAATGCTTCAGGAATCGTCAATGTAGTCGATTCATCCGCCAATGAAAAACTACAGATAATAGCAGACAATATAGTCAAGATAGTAGGCATTATGCAGACGGCGGTTGAAGAGAAAAAGCAGTCTACCGCCTACACGCCGGCGGCAGGTAGAAGCCCGTCATTTAGCCTAGGCGACATGAACAGCATACCGTCTGGACTCTCATACGTAACAGCAGCTTGAATAGGAAAATAAATGGCATCGTTCGTTAATTATTGGAGAATAGTATCACCTCCCTCTAGTAAAACAGCCTACACTCAAAAGCCTACAGTCAATTTAGACGATGGAATGAATTTAAACAGCGCCGGCTACGCTTCGTTCGCAACTGTGTCTTGGTTTTCAAACCTACTAAAGGGCGCGACGGCGAGAATGCAGCGCTACAAGCAGTATGAAGCTATGGACGCCGGAGACGTCTCCAGAGCGTTGGATATTGTTGCTGAAGAAATTTCAAATCCAGACAAGAGGACTAATCTTCCATTCATAATCGACTACCAAACTGAAGACAATCAAGACATTTCTGACAACGTTGCCACTACGCTGCGCGCGGCGCTTAGACACTGGGCCAAGCTTCAGGACCTAAACACTAGGATGTTTAGCATAAGCCGCGTTTTGACTAAGTACGGCGACTGCTTTTTTAGAAAAACTTCAGACACTAAAAAATGGGAGTACGTAGACCCAACCCGCGTTCTCGGAATAGAGATAAACAACGACGGAGACGTCGTAGCGTATCACACTAGGCCGTCTAGCTTTAAGAGCACAGTAACGAGCAAAAGTACTGCCAGCGCGGACTCTCTGGAGATAATTCCAGCGGCCGGCATGATTCACTTTTCGCTGTCAAATGAAATGGGCGACAGCGCGCCGTTTGGCCTGTCGGTGCTGCAGTCCGCGTTTAAAGATTGGCAAAAGCTGACCATGTTGGAGGACGCCTCTATCATCTACAGAATAACTAGAGCTCCAGAGCGTCGCGTATTTTACGTTGACGTAGGCAATATGCCGCCGCAGCGCGTCAAGCAGTACTTGGAGCAGATCAAAAACGACATCCGCCAAAAGAGAATACCAAACACCGCAAACGCAAATCAAACTGACAGCCAATACAATCCAGAGTCGATTCAAGAGGATTTCTTCTTTGGCGTAACGCCGTCCGGTCGCGGATCAAGAGTTGAGACTCTTCCGGCCGGGGCAAACTGGGAAATTCCAGAGCTGGACTACTTCTTAAATAAGGTCTTCAGGGCCCTGCGCGTGCCCACTTCCTACATGAAGGGTCAAGAGGCGCAGGGGGCGCAAGTTCAAGACGGTAAGGTTGGAATAGCCTACATCGAGGAGCTCAGATTCGCCAACTACATTATTCGCCTTCAGCAAGTCGTTTCTGAAGTTTTTGACCAGCAGTTTAAGAGGTACTTAAAGACGGTGGGAATCACCGTTGATCCCGAGCTGTTTACGCTAGTGCTGCCAGAACCGCAAAACTTTGCGATCTATAGAACAGCTGCGCTCGACGCGGACCTAATCAACAGCTTCAACTCAGTAGAGGGGGTTAAGTACTTGAGCAAGAGATTCATTCTCAAGAGATACTTAGGCTTGACTGATGACGAAATTCAGATGAACGAAGTGATGCTGAAGCAGGAAAAGAAGATCTCTGACACTCCCACGGTAGACGAGCTGCAGCAGATGTACGATCCTGCGGCGTACGAATCTAGACCAGAAGTATCGGTACCAGAGTTGACGCCGCCTGGCGGAGAGCTTGGACCGCCGCAAGAAACGTCCCCCGGAGAAGCTCCTGTCTCTCCAATAGAAACTCCTCCGGCTTAATCATCGGCAAATAAAACGGGATAAAAATACGCCGCTTTAAGCGGCACGTTTATAAATACTTATTGTCTATAGACACTATAAGGGGATTTAAATATGAAGCAGCAGGTTTTAATAGAGCATTTTTCGCCAGCGGAAGCTCAGCTCATTGAGTCGAAGGACGTAGAAAAGAACATATTTCTTTCTGGTAGAATGATGGCCGCCGAGC